CCAAACTGATCTACATCTAAGGCGTACCAATCAGCATCAGTAAATTCTGAACAGTTATTTTGATAGCATGGATCATTTGGGTCTAAATATTCATCAAAGACTTCGTCATACCACATATCTTCTTCAGAAAACCCATAGTCTGTTTCTTCATCAAAGTAAGCTACAGAGTCTTGTTGGTTATACCCTCGGCAAAAAGGTGCGTATTGGGGGTTTAAATCGCATTGTTGATCGTCATACGCTTCCCAATATAAAG